GTACCTGCAGTGGTCTAAAATTGACGTGGGCGCCGCAGATTTCAGGGAATCAAATAGACTTTTCTTTATATTCTGGGAAGCATGTAAAGCCGATCAACGATGTTATGGTATGTGCTACCTCAAAAATAGACGGTCCGGTTTTTCATTCATGGCATCATCAGAACTTGTCAATCAAGCAACGATATCTTCCGACTCACGTTTTGGAATACTATCAAAGTCAGGGGCCGATGCTAAAAAAATGTTTACCGATAAAGTTGTACCCATATCAGTTAACTACCCATTCTTTTTCAAACCAATCCAAGATGGTATGGACAGACCAAAAACAGAATTGGCATACAGGGTACCAGCATCAAAGCTCACGCGGAGAAAGCTTGATCAGGGCCAAGGGCCGGAGGAGCTCGAAGGGCTCGATACAACAATCGACTGGAAGAACACGGGTGACAACTCATATGACGGTGAAAAGCTCAAGTTACTTGCCCACGATGAATCAGGTAAATGGGAGCGTCCGGATAACATTTTAAATAACTGGCGAGTTACAAAAACAACGCTTAGATTAGGTTCTAGAATCGTAGGTAAGTGTATGATGGGCTCGACCTCAAACGCATTAGATAAAGGTGGAGCAAATTTCAAAAAACTATACGAGGATTCAGACGTTACTAAACGAAACCGCAACGGACAGACTAGCTCGGGATTATATTCTTTGTTTATACCTATGGAATGGAATTACGAAGGATTCATTGATACTTATGGAAACCCTGTCTTTGATACACCACAGAAACCAGCTGAGGGCCCGTATGGAGAACTTATTGATCAAGGGGTAATAGAGCATTGGCAAAATGAAGTTGACGGTCTTAAAAACGATCAAGACGGTTTAAATGAATACTATCGGCAGTTTCCACGCACGGAACAACACGCTTTCAGAGATGAAGCAAAAGAATCTTTATTTAATCTCACTAAGATTTACGAACAGATAGATTATAACGAAGAAGTTCAAAACGGAATGCAAGTTACGCAAGGTAACTTTCAATGGGAAAACGGCCAGCAAGATAGTAACGTTATATTTGCACCAAACAAAAACGGTAGGTTTAAGATATCTTGGGTGCCGCCTAAAAATCTACAAAACCGTGTAATAGTAAAGAATGGTGTTAAATACCCAGGTAATGAGCACGTTGGTGCATTTGGGTGTGACTCATATGATATATCAGGTACAGTTGATAAAAGAGGTTCTAAAGGGTCTTTGCATGGCCTAACAAAGTTTAGCATGGAAGACGCTCCCCCAAATATGTTTTTTTTAGAATATATTGCCAGACCTCAAACAGCTGAAATATTTTTTGAAGATGTACTTATGGCATTAGTATTTTACGGAATGCCGTTACTCGCAGAAAACAATAAACCTCGATTATTATATTATTTAAAACGAAGAGGTTATAGAGGTTTTTCAATGAACCGACCAGATAAGCTTTGGAATAAGCTTTCTGTTACAGAAAAAGATATAGGCGGTATACCAAACTCGTCTGAAGATATTAAGCAAGCACACGCTGCTGCAATTGAAAGTTATATAGAAAATTATGTAGGTCAAGTTACTGAAGGCGTATACGGAGATATATACTTTCAAAAAACATTAGAAGACTGGGCTGGATTTAATATAAACAACAGAACAAAGTTTGATGCAACAATTAGTTCTGGTTTAGCTATTATGGCTTGCAATAAAAACAGATATAGACCATCTGCGGAAAGGGTTGTAAAATCTGTACCGCTAGGGTTTAAAAAATATAACAACAAAGGATATAGTTCAAAAATAATACAATAAATGGTTAATACTAATTACAAAAGCTCGTTTCCCGATCAGGTGGTACCTAATGAGGAAAAGCAATCATTAGAATATGGTTTGCAAGTAGCGAGAGCTATTGAAGGCGAGTGGTTTAGAAATAACCGTGGTGGTGATCGATTTACTGCTAATTTTCAAGAGTATCATAGACGTAGGCTATATGCTCGTGGTGAACAGTCGATACAAAAATATAAAGATGAATTATCAATTAACGGTGATTTATCTTATCTTAATTTAGATTGGAAGCCTGTTCCTGTAATACCTAAGTTTGTAGACATTGTTGTGAATGGCATGTCGCAGCGTAATTATGAAATAAAAGCATACGCGCAAGACCCTATAGCAAAACAAAAGAAAACAAGATATGCTGAAACAGTTATGTCTGATATGTTTAATCGTCAGTCATTAACACAACTAACACAAGAAACAGGCATTAACTTTTTTTCAGTACCAGATCCAGAAAATTTACCTAAAGATCAAGATGAGTTTGAGGTGTATATGCAGCTTAACTATAAAGAAGCTGTTGAAATAGCGTTAGAAGAGCTTATCAATAACTCTTTAGATAAAAATAAATACGACGAAGTTAGAAAAAGATTTATTTATGATTTAGTTGTATGCGGCATTGGTGCTGCTAAGACAGAATATAATAAATCAAATGGGTTACGTGTTAAATATGTAGATCCTGCTAACCTTGTATATTCATATACAGAAGACCCTAACTTTGATGATTTATATTATATTGGCGAAGTAAAGCAGATTTCATTAAGTGAAATTGCAAAGTTGTTCCCGTATTTAACGCCTCAGGATTTAGCAGAAATACAAAAGTACCCAGGCAATAATGACTATATAAGAAATTATTATGGGCAAAATGATAATAACACAATTAGTGTTATGTTCTTTGAATACAAAACTTTTGAAAAGCAAGTATTTAAAATTAAAGAAACCGAGCAAGGGTTACAAAAAGCTTTAGAAAAACCTGATACTTTTAATCCACCAACAAATGATAATTTTGAAAGAGTTGAAAGAGTAATTGAGGTATTATATACAGGGGCAAAAATATTGGGGCATGAAAAAATGCTTTCATGGAAGATGGCTGAAAACATGACTAGGCCATATGCTGATTCGCCTAAAGTTGAAATGAATTACACTTTAGTTGCGCCTAGAATGTATAAAGGAAGGGTTGAATCATTAGTAAGCCGCATAACTGGGTTTGCAGATATGATTCAGCTTACACATTTAAAACTGCAGCAGGTAATGTCTCGTATGGTGCCAGATGGTGTTTATGTAGATGTTGACGGGTTAGCTGAGGTTGATTTAGGCAACGGAACTAATTATAATCCTGCTGAAGCATTAAACATGTACTTCCAAACTGGTAGCATAGTTGGTAGGTCATTCACACAAGATGGTGATATGAATCCTGGTAAAGTGCCTATTCAAGAACTACAAACTTCTTCCGGGCAAGGTAAAATTGCTTCGCTTATTAGCACGTATCAATATTATCTACAGATGATAAGGGACGTAACGGGATTAAATGAAGCAAGAGATGGTAGCACACCGGATAAAAACGCATTAGTTGGTTTACAAAAACTTGCAGCAGCAAATAGCAACACAGCTACAAGACATATATTACAATCAGCTTCATATATTACGCTCAGGTTGTGTGAAAATATTGCATTAAAAGCAAAAGATATATTTGAGTTTGCATTAACAGAAGAAAGCTTAGAACAAAGCATAAACGATTTTAATGTAGAAACATTAAAAGAAATATCTAACTTGCATTTGCATGACTTTGGTATTTATTTGCAGCTCGAACCTGATGTAGAAGAAAAGCAAGCATTGGAAAGTAATATACAAGCAGCTTTGCAATCTGGTTCTATTTATTTAGATGATGCTATTGAAATACGAAATATAAACAATATTGATTTAGCAAATAAATATTTACGTATTAAAAGGCAAAAGAAACAAGAGGCTGACCAAGCGGCTCAACAACAAAATATACAGGCGCAGGGCCAAGCTAATGCACAAGCTTCTGAAGCGGCCGCTTTGGCAGAAGTGCAAAAACAACAAGCACTTACCGAAAGTAAATTACAATTAGAACAAGGTAAGTCACAGTTTGAAATACAAAAACTTGAGCGAGAGGCTGAAATTAAAATGCGCTTAATGGAACTTGAATTCCAATTTAATAAGCAATTAGCAGAAGCACAAGCTGAGGCTTTAAAAAATAAAGACGCTTATAAAGAAGATAGAAAAGATGAGCGCACTAAAATACAAGCAACGCAACAATCAGAATTAATTGATCAGCGTAAAAACGATACACTACCAAAAAACTTTGAATCCGCTGGGTTTGACGTATTAGGTGGTTTTGACTTAGGTCAGTTCGACCCTAAGTAATTTTTATTAATTTTATAATATTTTATCATGGCAGAAACAGTCAAGCAAGAGGGTGAATTTAAAGTTAAAACCCGAAAAATGAAAAAGCTTTCTGAGACACCTAAAACTATTAAAGTAGATTTGTCAAAAAAAGCGGAAGAAACGAAAGAAACAGGTGATACCATTAAGGTAGATCTTACCGAAAAAAAAGAACAAGAAGATGCCGTTCAAGTCAATACAACAGATGAGAGCAATGCTCCTGTCGAAGAATCCGGAGACTCGCAAAGTAGCGAAGAAGTGGTTGAAGAAGTACGGCAGCCCGAAGAAACGGTAGAAGATACACCTGTAATACAAGAAGTAACAGAAGAAGAGGTTCAAGAGCAAACTGAAACCTTGCAAGAGCAAGTTGAGGACGCCGTGCAGCAATCACAAGATACTGCAGAACCATTACCAGAAAACATTCAAAAAGTTGTAGACTTTATGAGTGAGACTGGTGGAACATTAGAAGATTATGTAAGATTAAACGCAGATTATTCTAATGTAGATAACAATACACTTTTGCGGGAATATTACCGTCAAAGCAAACCTCATCTAGATTCTGAAGATGTAAGTATTCTTTTAGAAGATTTTACATGGGATGAAGATGTAGATGATGAAAAAGATATACGTAAGAAAAAAATTGCGTATAAAGAAGAAGTTGCAAAAGCCAAAGGTTTTTTAGAGGGACTGAAAGATAAATATTACGACGAGATCAAGTTGAGACCCGGCGTAACTCAAGAACAACAGAAAGCAGTTGACTTTTTCAATCGATACAATGAAGAGCAGCAAACTATAAAGCAGCGAACTGAAAGTTTTCAAAATCGTACAAAAACTTATTTCAACGACGATTTCAAAGGTTTTGATTTCAACCTCGGCGAAAAAAAGTTTAGATACGGGTTAAAAGATAACTCTTCAGTTGCAAATCAACAATCAGATATAAGTAACTTTATCAAGAAGTTCTTGAATGACAAAGGTGAAGTGTCAGATTTAAGCGGATATCATAAAGCTTTATATGTAGCTAACAATCCTGACAGAGTAATAAATCATTTTTATGAGCAGGGGCGTGCAGATGCAGTTCGTGAATTAACAGCTAAGTCTAAAAACATTAGCGACGAGCCGCGTCAAACACAAACAGGCGATGTATTTATTAATGGTTTAAAAGTCAAAGCTGTTACTGGTGCTGATTCTTCAAAACTTAGAATTAAAAATAAACGTTAAACTTTAAATTAAAAACAAATGGCATTATCACCTTTGTTTGGGGATATTAACCCAACTGCACAAAAACAGCTAAGCACTGGTAGTTATATTGACTTTACTAGCGGCGCTGGCAATGACTTCTCTCAGCAGTATCTACCTGAGATTTATGAAGCTGAAGTAGAGCGATACGGAAACCGTACGCTTTCTGGCTTCCTTCAAATGGTAGGCGCTGAGATGCCTATGACTTCTGACCAAGTTGTATGGAGTGAGCAAAACCGCTTGCATGTTTCTTATGATGCGTGTACAATTGCGGCTAACAATGACGCTACTATTACTATTGAAGATTCCGATGGATCTATCGCTGGGGGTAAGGAGCACGCTATTCGAGTTAACTCTCTAATTGTAGTTCTTGATCCTGCTACTTCAACTGAGCAAAAAGCTATCGTTAAAGCGGTAACTGCATCTACTGTAGAAGCTTACCCTTTTGATTCAGCCACTTGGGCTGCTGGACTAGTTTCTGGAACAGCACTTAAGGTATTTGTATATGGTTCTGAATTTGCAAAAGGAACTGCTGGAATGTCTGGTTCTGTTGAGCCTTCTTTTACTCAATTTTCTAACTCCCCTATTATCATTAAAGATAAATATGGAATTAATGGATCTGACACTGCTCAGATTGGTTGGGTAGAGGTTGCTACAGAAGACGGAACTTCTGGTTACCTATGGTATTTGAAAGCTGAGTCTGAAACTCGCCTACGTTTTCAAGATTATCTTGAAATGACAATGGTTGAGTCTGAGCCGGCTAGCCAAGCTACTGGAGGTATCTCTGCCGCTTCGCAATCTGCTAAAGGTACTGACGGTCTTTTCTACGCTATTGAAACTCGTGGAAATGTGTTCAGCGCTTTTTCAGCTTCGTTGACTGACTTTGACAACATTCTTAAAAACCTAGACGGACAAGGTGCTATTGAAGAAAATATGCTTTTCTTGGATCGTGCTACTAATCTAGCTTTTGATGATATGCTTGCAGGTCTTTCTGCTGGTGCGAATGGAGGTACAGCTTATGGACTATTTGAAAACTCTGAAGAAATGGCTTTGAATCTTGGGTTCACTGGCTTCCGCAGAGGTTCTTATGACTTCTATAAGACTGACTGGAAATACTTAAACGATGCCTCAACTCGCGGTGCTGATTCAAACTTCAGCTCTGGAGAAGTAGATGCTATTGACGGAGTTCTTATTCCAGCTGGTACTTCAACTGTATACGACCAAATCCTTGGTACTAATATTCGTCGTCCATTCCTTCACGTACGTTATCGTGCTTCTGAAGCTGACGATCGAAGACTTAAAACTTGGATTACAGGTTCAGTAGGAGGAGCGTTTACAAGCGATGTTGACGAAATGAACATTCACTTCTTATCAGAAAGAGCGTTGTGTGTTCAAGGAGCTAACAACTTTGTATTGCTAAAAGCCTAATATAGTTACTTAAATCTGGGGTTGTTAATTCAGCCCCAGGTTTATATTTTTTTTAATTATTTAATTTTATCATATCATGGGAAAAAATAAATCCTCAGAGGTCAGTAATTGGGAAATTAAAGACCGTCATTATTATTTGGTTGGAAAACAACCATTAACCTACACAATACCATCTCGCCACAGTACTAAAAGACCGTTATTATGGTTTGATCCAGAG